ACTTTGCGACCTCGATCTAATTCAAGAGAGGTTCTACAAACAGCAAAATTTATAATACAAAGTATTACAAAACTAAGCACTTTTCCCATTGGTTGAGCTTCCGTCTGTTGTCCTTCGACAACATTAACAGACCCTTTAAGGTCTTCCCACTCATAACTGATATAGTTATCGACTAGAGATCTTTCTGCAAGTCTCGTCATTCTTGGATCAAGCTTTAATTTCTCACATATATAGAGAATCGCCTCACGCGTGTAGCATGAATTCATCTCGTTTGTTGCATTATCATAATCACCAGACACAAAAGAACCATCAACGTCGGTTGACCACTTAAAGACATCAAAAAGATGCTTTGGTTCTAGAGGTGTTCCAGTAACTGCGAAACACTTAAATCTTAGCAAACAGTTTGCAAGATATTTCTGGAGTGGTTTTAATAACCAAGTCTCCAGTGGATTGGGAGTAGTGATTCCTCTAACTTTTAGAGCCTCAGACAATCCTATAGGGTGTATAACCGATCTTTCACTAAGACATCTTTCGACAATCTCAGGAATATCCAAGTCGTTATGATAACTAGGTACATCCATTTCTACATATTTACAATTAGTGGGATTATAGTACTCCTCAAGGGAGACCTCACTTTGTAGGGGGACAGTATCCGTTCCTTCATAAGGGTTAACAGGTTTTCGAGTAATTCCATCGAATAAACCATGCTTAACTTCAATTCTGTATAAGGGGTGGTCTTTAGGACCCAAATATTTCTTTACAACCCTGCACTGGCCGCCATCCTTAACAGGCGCCTCAGTACCAGAACTAAAACTTGGTACATGACTATATATTGGCTCGTAAACTGGAGCATTATATAGTAATTCATCTATTGATCTACGTATTTGAGAGTTAATAAAAGGTTGATTAATTACTTTTACCTTCTCTTCTTTCGTTCTTGCATTAAGATCAATATGAACATATTCTAGCTTAGGCTTATCTTGCCTTGTGAATAACTTAACAGTAGCTAGACAGGACTCATGACATGCGTCTGGTCCAGGGCGATCGGCCCCTTTCTTAATACCTCTGCAAATGCTGTCTACAAAAGACATCAGATACATGCGTTGTATTAAACTGCAATTCTTCCTCTTATAACGTTCAAGAAAAGTTGTGAACGTCTTATCAAATATATTATGAGGTTCGTCCAAATCACCAAAAGAGTTTTTCGGAAACATCTCTGAGCCTTTAGCCCAGGACGCAAATGCAGCGAGTTTATACTTTGCAACCTTAATAAAGTTGTTTTCAACATGGTTTGCAAGTATGCACCAGTGTATAAAGGTGATGAGCATCCTATTATACATATTATGAAATGAATCTCTGTAACCAAATATAAACATTACTGTTACTATATCTTTGATAACTTTCGACAAGGGCACTAATTTCGGAGAAATTATGCGTTCTGTGAG